GCTCCAGGGCCAGGACCTAGTGCAACACCTGCTCCACCTGTGGGAGCTCCACCTGCGCCACCAAGAATACCACCTGGAACTCCACCAAGAGGTGCTGGTCCTACCGCAGTAATCGTTACAGGCACACTTATTGCTGCACCGCAAGGATGGGCTGAAGTCATAAGAAGTGAACAAGGAATTAAAAGTCCAGAAGATGCAATATCACCAGTTACACCAAGAAAAAATAAAAAAGGCGAGGTGACTGATAAAGCGAAGAAAGAAGCAGAAAATATAGAAAAAATGAAAGGATTACCAATAGGAGAAGAAGTTCCCCAAGTTGGTGCAGCAACTAGAGATGTTAAGCGTGGCGGCAAAGCATCCACTTCCTATGGACTTTTTGGTTTGAATAACATAAGAACTTATGATAAAAAGGGTAAAGTTAAATATGGAAGTTCAATAGATTCTTTTGTTGAAAATAATCCACAACTTGGACTTCCTGATCCTGGTGACTTTCATAATCCAGAAACAGTAGATAAATTTAATGAAGCTTGGTGGGCTTTAGCTAAAAGAGACCCTGTTAGTTTATATAATGCTCAAGTTAATCAATTTAAAAAAGGTTATTCAGATCCAGCTACGCAAAGATTGGCTTCAGTTGCCAAAAATAACGAAGATTTGAAAGACATTAAAAATGATCCTGGAGCACAATATTATTTAACCGATAGAAACGTACAATACGGACCAAACAACAGAACTGAAGCTGCTATAACTGCAGCAAAGTCTGGTAAAAACACTAAAGAATTTTTAATTAAACTAGCAACTTTTGATTTAAATAACCTAAGAGAAATATTCAGTAATACAGAACTTGATGAATTTTTGGGATTAGAACAAAGTTTAAAGGAACGTATAATTTTAAGATTGGAACAATCTTTAGAAAAATCTGGTCTTGATGGATTATCAGCAATTAAAAAACTTGAATTGCAACTTATTTACTCTGGTGGTGAAACAGCAGAAAAAAGAAGAAAAGAATTAGCAGAAATAAAACAGAAAAAAGAAGAAGAAAAATCTAAAAACAAAAAAGGTAAAAAAGCTTCAAGTTTATCCGAAGAAAACAGTTTTATAGATAAAGCTTTACAACAATTTTCATCTTCAAATATAATACAAAATGTAACAAATGTCATGTCGGTTGGTGATGGTGAAGAAATTATATCATCGTCAATTGATGATAGACCGGCGTTTTTAAGAAAGAACTCATAAAATGGCTAATAATTTAAGTTATCAACAAGCAAGAAAAATCAGAAAGACAAGATTCACTGATTTATTTGTTGACCAATTGGCCCAAAAAGACACTGGTGTTCTTGGTGCTGTTGGTAGAACCATTTCACTAAGAACATCAGCACGATTAAAAGGTTACAAAGAAAAATTTGATCCTTTGAACATTGCTAAGTTTTTAACATTTGGTTCAAAATTGGGTCCTGCTCTTTATGGTAAAATGATGGGTAGAAGTCAAAAAGATATTGACTATTTCACCAATAGAACAAGAGCTATTAAAGGTGGTAATAATACCGCAGATAGAATTGGTCCATCACCTGACACCGGTATGCAAGGTATCAATGAACAATTAGCAAAAATTTATGACTTCTTAAAATCTAGCCGTGAAGATGATACTAAACAACAACAATTAGAAAATAATTCCGAAGAAGAATTGAGTAACGAAAGAGAAAGACGCCACAGAGAATTGATAGAAACTCTGAAAAAATTGGTGAAAAACATGGGTGGTGCCACAACTGTCACAGCAACAGCCGAACAAGACAATAGTTTTCTTAATATGTTATGGCAAAAATTAAAAGGTTTAGCTGACGTTGTTATGTCATTAAAAGATGCAATGATAGAAATCGCAAAGAAATTAGGTCTACCGTTGGTTAATGGTTTGATGAAACTTGGTAGATGGGGTTGGTTGGCTGCAACGAATCCAATAGGAGCTGTTGTAATTGGTGGCACAGTATTAGGTACTGGCCTTGTGAATCAACTGGAAAGCATGACGGATGAACAACTGGAACAATTAGCTAATAGTGGTGACACTACTGGCACATCTGAAGCAGCATCAATTATATTAAACAGTAGAAATAAAACTGATGCAGATAGATTATTACAGGATGAAAGATATGACAGAATTAATCAATTGTTGAAAGAAAAAAATGCGCCTTGGTATTTGAAATTGTATGGTTCTGAAGAAGATAAAAGAAGGTTTTTAGAAAAACAAGGTGAAAGAAAAACGGATCTTGACCAATTATTTCCTGAGGTGCCTGCTGGCCCAGAACCAGTAAATCCTAGAGAAAGAAGGGGAACACTTCAACGCCAACCTAATTCACAACAAGTACCAAACCCTCCCACTACACCAAATGATGACGGACCAGACTTCACTAATACACCAATTAGTAAGGCCGCACCCGTTCAACGTGTTGCTAGTGGTGGAACAACTATCAACAATTTGTCAAGAGATAATACTGTTTTTTCTAGTCCACCAATTAAATCAAATACTCCATCAGTTACAACAGCGTCAAATACGGTTGTAAATTCAGCATCACAAAATAAAGGACTAAGTGTAATACAAATTGCTGTTAGAAATACTGATGAGACTTTCCGTGATTTACTTGAACAATCCGTTTTTGCATAAAAAACCCCGCCGAAGCGGGGTCTAAACAAAGTTCTGAGAAAGGAGCTTTTGTTTAATCGTCAGCCAACTTGCTGAAGTATGCCATATCATCATCGTCATCGGATGCAATATCAACTTCAACTGGCTTCTTAGGTGCAGCCTTAGCTTGTTCAACTGTGGTACGTGCTCGTGGAGCATCACCTTCATCATTCAAACCAAGTACTTTATCCAAACGTGTTTTCAAAGCATCATAAGTTTTGAATTCTTTTTCAGCAGTCAACTCTGTCAAAGAGTATTGTGACTTCCAAATTTTCTCCAATTCGTCATCGTCTTCCAACAATGCGGATGGTGACATGAATTCAGACTTATCATAGTTCTGATAACCTGCAACTTTAGTAATCTTCAACTTGAAGTTAGCACCTTTCCACAAATCAAATGGATTGATTGGTGTTTCATCTTCAAACTGAGGATTCATTGCCTCTGTAATCTTCTCAAAAATCTTGGCACCGAACTTGAACAATTTAACTTGTCCTTCATTCTCTGGATGCTTAGGATCAGAAACGATATACACGTTTGCAATGTAAGATAGTTTACGTTTTTGTTTACGTACAATTTCTTTGTTAGCTTCAATGCCTGAGTTCCACAATTTGTTGTTGTGTTCACATACAGGACATTGCTGGTTCTTGGTTGTCAAACATTTGTCGATTAACCAACCACCAGGACCTTGGAATCCATGCTCGAAAATCTTAGCCCAAGGAAGACCATCATCACCATCAACTGCTGCTGCGGGTAGAAAACGGATTGTAGCCATGCCGTTGCCAGCTTTGTCTACTTCTGGACGCCAGAAATTTTCTTTGTCGGATTTACCTTCTGTAGAGGCGTTGAGCTCTGCTACTTTTGATTTCAATTTGTCCAGATTGCCTGAACTCTTTTTAAGATTTGAAAAATCTACCATGATTTACCTTTCTAGTATAAACGGAATATAAACGGATTATTAACGGATTGTCCACATGATGCATTATATAATATTATTTAGGCGCCGTCAAGTATAAACTTCAACTGTACCAAGGTGTCAGGGATATTCTTGTGTAAGATTGCCACACCACCTGCAGCACGCCAATCGTTGATAACACTCTCGGTATCGTCAATGATTAACGTATCTGTTCTTGCGTATTTTTTCTTCAGGTGTTTACCTGGAACAAAGTTGCGTTGAAAGTCAATATCATGTGTTTGCAACCATTTAATTTTTTGTGCAGAGATTGCTGCGTGTCGTTTCTCACTTGCTGTGGACGACAGAATCTGAGTTGGTGGTAATGCATTACGTAATGCACGAATTAAGTCCATTGCGTCAGGCATCAATTCAAGGGTTTCGAAGTGATTATCAGCAACAAACGTATCAAAGAATGTGTTGAATTCTTTATAGTTTCTGGTTGAACTAGGTTCAATCTGAAACAACTCAACATATCTTTTTACAAAGTTGGCAATAACACCATCCATGTCCAAATAGATGCAACTAATTTTACGCATGTTCTCTTAAACTTTCTTTTAAAATTTCTTTAAACTTCTCTTTATCATAAAGAATAAACGGTGTGTACTTTTCAATTTTTCTTTTGTATGTTGGCCAAATTACATCGTCAGATATTTTTTTGTCCCACATTGGTAAGAAATTCATAATGTCATTCAATATACACACCGTTTCAATGCTTATGTTACCATAAGTCATCTCTTTCAACAACAATGGATATTGTCCATCTGTCACCACCAACATTTCATTTGGTGACTGTGTTGCATTAAGTAGGCCTATTATATCTTGTTCGAAGCGGTATGTCAAGCTCTGGTTTCTTTTTTGCCATTTCTTGTAGTTTTCTTCACCTTCGATACCAGATATATCACCCACCCAATTAACATTGGTTTCCAAAAAATTGGCAATATAAAATGATTTCAATTCTTCTATACTATACTTCCGTGATAACTTGTAAAAGGAATACTTGGCCTTGTTCCTTGAGAAGTTATCTTTTGATACGTTGGTCTTTCCGTTATAGCGAAAAAAATCGTAAGAATCAGAAGTAAAATGAAGTTTAATGCTTTGGTAGAGGGCATATGCTTCAAATCCTGTCGTTTCGGTCATATTGGCAATTTAGAACTTTTCTTCAATAGGTTCAAGTCTTGTGCTTCTTCTCTAATCTTTGCCTTTAATGCACTAGAGATTAAGGAAGAAGCCACATCGACTTCCATGCCTGTTTGTTCACAATGATGTATGATTGCGTCCATATGGGTACCACCCGCTTCACTGACGCTTTTACTAATCATTTCACTAAATTCATTAATTTCGGTTTTTGTTGGCACTTTAAGCTTTCGTATAGAACAAATGGTTTCCAATTTTTGCAACGTACTTTAACTTCCACGCTGGATTTACCGAGGTGTTGTGATAGTACATTGATTTTGTTTTGTATATTGTATCATGCAGGCGTTTTTCTGTCAAGGCTTTCTTCGCAACAATTAGGCATTCTTCCCATGCATATTTGTTTCTAACCGGACCAACATTCTCACCAACCCAACTGAATTGATATGTGCTGCCTGTTTTTTGATAAACAACATCACAAACATTAGCGGGGAATTTATTGCTATTTACACGGTTCATTGTAACCTGTGCCACTGCCAGTTTGCCTTCAAAGGATTCACTTGCGGCTTCATAGTAGATATTTTTAGCCATGCATAGTACTTGTTTTCCTATGTCTCTAGATATGGCATTTTCATACTTGAGTGTTTGTTGTTGTGATGTTAACGGTAAAAAAACTAAAGTTGAAAGTATTATTGATGACAATAACTTGTTCATCTATTCTCCTTGTGTGTGTTAAAGGGGGAGAACCCCCTTAACCCTCAGGTAGTTTTTCTGGTGACCTTGATTTCAGGTGCTGTAGAAATGTTAGACACGAAACCGTTTAAGGTTTGAGCCTTGTTGATGATATCTGTTTCTGAGGGGATTGTTGGCAGTGCCGGATGTTCAGGTGGTGTTTCACCTTTGGCTTTTGCCGTATCGCATTTGATGTTCCAGTCTTGTGAAAGACGTTCTCGTTCTGCGTTATAAGAATCATATAACATGTCTCTAGCCATTTTTAATAGTTCAAGACGGATTTCAAAAGGTGTCATGTTTGACATAGTTTTCTCCTGTGTAATGTGTAAGTGTGGCGGTGGTTTTTTAAATGGGTTCCACCGAACCCATATACTTATTTATACGTATTAGAAACTACGTGTGTATTGTAGACGCCATGCATCTTTTTCTTCGTCACCGTATGTACGGCTCCAACGAACTGCAACTGCATCTTGTTTTGTTAATGCATAACCAACTGCTGCATGAACACGTGTTGTTTTGTAATCGTGTCCTGATTGAAATGCGTTACGATAACGACCACCAACATCACCAGTAAATCCTGCAATCAATGGGAACTTAACGCCAGCATCAACAGCATAATGGCTGAAATGTTCAGTACTAGTAACCTTTTCACCTAAACGACCACCAACATACATGGCACCAATAGATTGTTTTACACGAACTTCAAAACCTTGTGAGAGTGAACCATTACCAAATGATGTTTGGCTGTTTTCCATTTTAAGGCTGTAGTCAGTAGAACCGTCTTTAGTACCGACAACAACGGCTTCTTTAATGTTGTCTGCACCTGTTGCACGATTGTGTTCATCATAATATTCCAATGATGTGTAACCTTGTGCCATTGCTGAAACACTCACGACCAAAGAGGCCAAAACTAAACTCAATTTTTTCAAAATAAACTCCTAGTTGTTAAACAATAGTGACTTAGATATATCTATGATATAAATCAGCCTTCTTTTATCAGTCTTGTTATATGCACTATGCAATTCAGCATTGTCAAATGCAAATAAGTCGGACCAATTCTGTTTTACACCATCAACTTCCAGTGCAGCATCGCCTTCTGGTATGATTAATGGTATATGAATCCTTACTGTCTTGCGGGAACGATTCTCAATGTCCACATGACCTTTAATAATTCCTCCAGCATCCAACACACTATAACCACTACAACCCACATAGGCAATATATTTTTGTGTTAGTGATGCAGCCGTTGGAAATATCATTCTCACTCTTGGTTGTAAGAAGAAATTATGTTCTATGTTTTTGTCTGGTAATGCGTATCGTAGGCCTTCTACTTTCCATACGACCTTTTCATGCTCGTCCAAAATTGCTTCTGGATTAGATGCAGCATATGAAATACCACCACTAAAGGTTGTATCAAAATCTTTGTGGTATTCTAAAAATTCTTGTGTTAATTTAGGTGCCAATTCCATTAACTCATCTGCTATGGAAATCTCACGCCTAGACCAAATTTTTTGCATTATTACTCCATTCAGTGGTTGGTTATTCTGTTACGAGGAAACCAACCGAAACCCTAGTCAGCGTTTAGGCTGCCAATGCGAACTTTTCATCGTTTGCGTTTACTTGATTTAGTTTTTACACCTACTCTGGTGAGTTGTCCACTTCTGTACTATTTACCCTGTCGAAACCAAGTACACCCCCATCAGAAGTGGTCTGACTCTGACAGACTGTGGCACTTTATCGGCTGCCAGCACTTTTGGTGGAGGTGGGGAGATTCGAACTCCCGTCCAGAATACATTTCTAGTCGCTTCATACAACCATAACATTATTTATTATTGTAACACAACCGTGATATTTTGTCAACTGTTTTTGTGGTAAAAATCAATTGCTTTTACTAGACCTTCAATGTGGTCTTGTGTTTTCTCTTTAAAAATCATTGGTTGTTCGTTGTCCACGGCCATAATAATTACCAAATCATCAATAGGTGTACCAACCAATTCTTCGTACATCAATGCATATGCAGTACATTGCCAAAAGTAATCCAAAATATCTTCACGTTTTTTAATCTTCTTTGATGTTTTAAAATCAATGACTGATAACTTACCTTCATACTCACCAATACAGTCAACACGGCCTGCCAGACCAAGTTGTGCGGACCACAATCCAACTTCTTGATAATGTATATTATTGATTTTGTTTAGATATGGTTTGATTGATATGAACATCTCTTTTGCATCAGGCATAACAACACCTGGTGGTTTTGGTTCATTGTTCAAATAATATTCACACATAGTGTGCATATTGGTACCACGTGATGTGGCTTGTCTGGAGATTTTGTTTGCAGTTTCTTCTCCAACTCTACGGCGCCATTCCAAGATGGACTGCTTTTTCTGAGCTCCCACCACTGTGGTCACTGATGGTAATTTTTTACCATCTGGTGTGACATAATATCTTTTCCCATCAGGAAAAGTTTGAGATTCAATTTTTGGAATCTCTATTGGTGGGCAATAAACAAACATTATAATCCTAATTTTAGTTTTTTGTAATTCTTAATATCATTTTTTGATTGTTTCATTTTTTCAAATAACAATTTTTTGTCGATTGTTCCTTCCACAATTTCCTTTGGTGTAAATCCTAAACCAATAAGTTCGTGTGGTAAAAGTGCAATATGTCCCCATGCGTTATTGTGTTCACCTATTGGTTGGTCAGTGTATCTCATACCACGTTCCAATCTAAATTTTTCAACTTCTTGGTTCAAAATCTCAGCAATGTAATTTGCTTGAAAAAAATTGGTGTATTTATTTTTCCAATACATCGTCTTTTCATTTCCAAAGTGTATTATAAGACTATCTAAATTCAAATATCCTTTTTTTAATTCATTTACATCCATTTCAGAATAACCATATTTTTCATGTTCTCTTTCGAATTCACTTAAACGTGTCATTCCTTTTTTCCTGAGTGTTAAAGAAAACCAAAACCACTGGTTTAATACTTCAAAATTTTCATTCATTTCAAGAAAGGTTTTCTGAGTTTGAAAAATACTAGACAAAGGTTCTTCAGGTAATCCAACAATCATTCCAGTTTGTGTCCATATAGGAGCAAGTTTTTTTAGTTGTCTAATGGCATCAAACTGTCTTTCTGAATCTTGTCCTTTTCCAACAATTTTTTTGGCCAATGGATGTAATGTTTCTATACCAAAAACAGCTGAGGCTAAACCCGTATCTGCTAACATTGGAATAGTTTCAGGAAATCTGGCCATTAAGTCTGCTCGTAAAAATGCACTATATGTTATTTTCACTCCACTCTTTTGAATAGCTTCAGCAATGTATTCCAATTTAATAATATTATCATTGAGTGTATCATCATTGAACCAATAATTTGTTACTCCAAACATTTCATAATTTCTGCGAATTTCATCAGTTAGGTTATCAACATGTCTAATATAATCACTTTTTTTCTTACCCAATAAAGGGAATTGACAAAATCTACATTTAAAAATGCAACCCCTACTTATTTCTATTGGCAAAAAATTTGTTTTGATTAAATCGGATTCCAACCATTTAATAGTCAAATCGGTGTCATCATTTTTATAAAATGATTCCGCATTAATAGCGTATGAACCGTGATAAGGTTCCCATTTCAAATCATCAAGTCTTTTTCTTTGTAGAAATTTTAAATAATGTAAAACAGCTTGTTCAGAATAACCCCATATAAATCTATCAACTAATGTTCCATCTAAACCTTCGACCGAACCCTCTGAACCACCAATAATTCTTTTTACTTTAGGATATTTTGTTTTAATATGATTAAAAAGTTTATTGATTTTATCCGTTTCATAAATGAAAGTGATACTTACTCCAACAAACAAAGTTGTTTCATCTATGAAATTATCACAGGCAGCACAAAGTTCATCGGTCGTAAATTCATAAAAAAAATCCACAACCTCAATATCATAATTGTGTTGGCCAAGAAATGTTCTTAACCTGGCTGCTCCAGCTGGCCTATTATTTGTTGTACTGTTTTGTGTACCAGTAAAAATTATACCATCAACTTTTCTCATATTTTATTTTTTGGTTAAGTATCTACTTCTGATAGCTTCAAAGAAATCAATATCTTCCTGTGTCAAATCCGCAGAATCAATTTGTTCTCGTTGGCCACGTACCCATTCCCGAAACATTTCAAAATCACCTTCATATTTCATATTGTTCGTAATTTTCTTTGTATCATATGCGTCCATAATGATGTGATATCTATCTTCATCAGAATCATTTCTAATTTGATGCCATCTATTGGTCCAAAGCATCCATACACTACCATCAGCGGGCATGTGCAAATTTTTACCTTCACATATATGTACACATTTTTTGTTGGTCCACAATGGAATATGAATTCTTGTCATATACTCTGTTGCATCTGCATCTCTATGTACAAGACTCTTTGAGTGTGCCTTTAAACAAGTGACCCTAGCTCTAGTTGGATGAAAACCTAAATCTCGCAAATCATCAATAACTTTTTTGATTTCACCAACATAAGCTTCGGTTGGTTTATCATGTTCAAGTCCATGTGAAATGTCAAAATGTTTGTATGCTTTGAAAATTAATTCTTGTGTTGGTAAAAAAGACTCCAATGATTCACCAGATTCAAGTTGAATAGCTTCCCATCCATCTGTCCATATGGCTTTTTTACTCAATAAACTCCAACCACCAAATCCATGATATTGCGGTGTCTCATATTCTTCACCTTGGACAACTTTGTCACCTAAAGTAAAAACACTTTCACGCACCTCTTGTTTTAATTTTTCAATATCTACTGTGTAGTTCAATTTTTCAAAAAACATTTTATTTCCTTTATAGATTGCCCGTTTCTTCTAACATTTCATATACTTCTCTGTAATCATACTTAGTTGTTCTCAAAGCAAAGGCCTTTCTTAATTTCGGACCTTTTAATGGTTCAACATTATGTATTTCTCTAACATCCAACAGATAAGCTTCGTTTTGTTGTGCTATAAAACTACCAACTTCATATACATCTTCATATGAATATACTGCATCAACATATGAGATTTCTTCAGCAGTCGGCATATTTTTCTTGTCTTTGATATAATCTTTTAAAGACAATTTCAGTTCTTCGATTGGTATATCCAACTCTTTCATTTCATCCAATTTTTGTAGTTGTTTTTCTTCAGTTTTCCAACTACGTGCTCCAGGTTTTACTTTATAAAAAATTGTTCTGTAATCCTCTGGCTGAAAATAAAAGTTTATTGTTGTTATCAAATCATTGTCTACATGAGGTATCAACACACTGTTTATTGACATTCTCGTAAGTTTGAAATCTTTGTGATATCTTTCGGGAATAACCTTAAATAATTTTTCTGGTTCAGGTGTCCATATTCTATTGTGTTGTACTCCTAATCCGTGAAAACCAGCGAAAGACTCTAAACCATTTACAGGTGCAAATATTGGTTGTTCGTAAAGATGTTTTAATTTAATAAATGACATTACCGGTCTCCTTTAACATTTCAATCACATCCTCATACTTATGAATAAAAGTTCCTAAAGTGAGGGCTTTACGTAAATTGAATTCACCTTTAACGCCATGTATTTGACTTACATCAAGTAACCAAATCTCATAATCTTTGGCAACAAAACTGCCAATTTCTACTAAATCATCTTCGAAATATATGTGACCGTCTGTTTGATTCTCAACTTGTACAGTTCTCAAATTTTCCATTTTTGGTTTATAGAATGTAGTTGTGCATCCTTCCGTTTGTAAATAGAAATTAATTGAGGTAACAATTTCTGTATCTGTATGTGGTGGGATTATACAATCAATTGTCATAACTGTCAAGTGGAAATCCTGCCAATATCTTTTTGGCAATACACCATAAATTTTCTCAGCCTCAGGTGACCATACCTTTTTATAGTCTATGCCTTTACCATCATGTTTAAAAGTTTTTAAATTGTCGGTAACTGCATATAATGGTTTCTCAAAAGATTTTTCCAATTTGATAAACATTATTTCCATTCTCTAATTTTTGCCATGCGACCAGCCCACGATTTTAAAATGACAGTATTTGCAGCATTCTTATCGACAACTTTTCTCAGGTCAGTGGACAACGAAATTCGTAAGTCATCGGATTTATTTTCATCAACACCATGCAACACGTAAGATGGAAAAAAAATCAAGCGACCTTCAACTGGTTTGAACCTACGTTCACGCATGAATGGACTGCCACTAAGTTTATTGTTCACCCAATCAATAGAATGAGAAGAATCAAAAGCCACAAGGTCACCACAACCTTCTTTAGCTTTGATGTAGTATGTTGCTGCGATAGCCGATTCTGTGTGTCCATGCACCTCTAGACGTTCTCCAGGTTCACGCACATTCACCCAACCCATAAAGTGTTCGCAACCACGTATGTTTAACATCCTCAACTGAGGAATATTCTGTACAATCTTCTTGGTTACTATGTCTATGATTTCTTGTTTTAGTATATCTAAATTGGGTCTGCTGTAGTCCCATATACTATTGTTCGGGTCTTTGTCTTTACCCAATACGATATCTTTACCTATACCATAAATTTCATCCAATAATACTTCATTGAATTCTTCATCAAATTTTGTTTGCACTTCCCATATTGGACTTTGCCAAAACATATTCTGTGCATTTTGATACCAATGGTATCTATCTCTATCTTCTTTTGTTGTCATCATATTAAAAAAACTTTCACTCTTGTTTATTTAACCACTCTTTATATTCATTTAATAGTTGGTCATCCTTGGTTTCTTCCAAGTCATTTTCTATGGCTGTTTGTAAAGATACAATAGGACCCATAATTTTTTCAGCAGTGTTGGATCCAATTACTTTATGGAATATATCACCATATTTAATTTGTGCATCAAACCACAATTCTTTATCTTCTTTTGACAAAGATAGTACGTTGGTTTTAATCTGATTATTAAAAAAATCTCTTACGATATCTTCTTCAAAAGTTATGATGTTTCCATCGGAGGCTTCAATAGTCGGTAAATAAGTTAGTTGCGATTTACTCATCTTGTTTCTCCAACCACTCTTTATACTGATTAACTAATACATCATCTATATTATTTTTTGAAGCTTCTGCTAGAAAATATTTTTCACCAAACAGTTCTACAGAGTCGCCATAAATTTTCATCAATAAAACTCCGTAGTCTCTATGAAATTTAAAATATTTTTCTTTATCTTCTTCTGAAAAAGATAATATATTTGGATAAATGACAGTTTTAATAAAATGTTTTAAATGGTCAGCTTTGTATTTTTCATCTCTTCCGTTTGCTGTTATCTTAACAGGTCTTTGATATGAATACGTTGGCATCATGTAACCTTTTTCTTTGGAATGAACCTTTCAATCAAACGGCCTAGTTCGGCAATCAGTTTAAACATAACAAAAATTACAACAAGTGCTGCACCTTTAATGAATCCAGGCTCTTTCTTACTTGGTCCAAACCATCTTTTCCATACACCAACAACTTTACAAATTGGTATACCAAAAGCAAACATCATTTTACCAGTCAAACTACCTGTTTCTTTTTCACCCATCATATAGGCCATTTCTTCTGCCCAAGGTGTTGCAATATCATATGCCCATGAAATTGACCACTTCTTAGCAGCTGCACTAAATTCTTCATCAGACATCCAAGGCATCATCTTAGGACCTTTGCCGTCCATCCAATCAACAACAATCTCAGCCCATGCACGATAACCATTGTAAATGTCGGGATTAGTTTGTATTAATCTTTCACCAAATGCTTGGTCGGCCTCAAAAATGACTTTCTTCATTAAACCAAGGTCAAACAATTTAGTACAAATAATTTTAGAACAATTACAATTTGTTAAATAACAATTTGTAGTTCTAGTGCAATTATATACTGGTGTTGTTGCATTTTCACAATTTCCGGCTTGCAACCATTTTTGAGTATCACAGTTAGCACAATTAATAGCACCACAGTTTTTACATGCTACACAGTTATGTGATTGGTCACCACTTGCACAATTATCAGCAAGACCATTGTTAGTATTATGACAATTTCCCGCAGTGTTTTTTTGATAGTAAGTTAATCCACCTCGATAATATCCTAAATTTTGTGGATTACTTTGTCTTATTGGATTGGGTGTTGAAACTGTGCCACCAGCATTCTTTGGTGTTGTGCCGTTTGGTTTTAGGTAGCCGTTTAAAAAATTCAAGTCAGTTGCAACTGTTCCTCGGCCTATTTCAGTATTGACGTTGGATACTCCAATTGCACTATTTGTATCTGGTGTTGCCATTTTTCTTTATCCGTATAAAATGTTGTTATTAATATTTAGGTTTCCAAACGAGATTTACCATACACTGCAACATCATCAACGGTACCAATAATCTCCTTAACTACCTTGATTGGTATGATTTTTTTGCGATTTTCATCTTCTTCATGTTCAAAAATGGTACCAAAAACATCTTGTCTATGTAGTGGTAAATTTTCTCCTTTGATTAATGTAGGCACATAACCTTGTGTAATCAAAGTAAATGCAGCTGCAAAAGACGCCACATTATCAGAATAGGCATTTGCACATGAAATATCCCAGAATTTTTCGTCTAAGAACATACATGCACCTTTACAGATATGTAATACAGGACATTCTGGACACTCTTTACGATTTGACCAATGTGTAACTGATTTCAATTCAACATTTGAATAGTCATCTAAATTACCGCCATGGTGCGGTTCGCCGTTTTTAGAAATTTCTAATGAACTAACATTTTGGCAAGTCATCACATTACCACGCAAGTCAACAGCAATTACGTGTTCATCATCCATTCCACATTTCTGACCCAAATATTTAGATTCATTGTGTGACAATACATCATTAATAAATGAATTGATTTTACCTAATGTTGACGTAAAATTTAAATTACCACCTGATGCATACAATTCACCAAATGCACGTTGCCTAAATTCAAAATGTTCTTTTTTAGTCAATAGTGAGTTTGAAATACCTTCTTCATCGTATGCATCGACAAGAGAACCTTCACCAATTATTACATTTTCATCACCAGTCAAATTTACAAACCAGTCATAAATTTCTTTTCTACTTTGATTCTTCGAATTCAACATGGCATTGAAGCTGAATTGTTTACCAAGTCTAGTCATCATGCGATAAAATCCAAGAATACGTTCTTTTTGTTCAGGATCATCAAAAGGATCAGGTCCACGTACAAATTGACCAGGACCATCATGTGAAATTGCCACTGCAAAATCCATCATCATCAGCCAATCAATGATTTCATCAGTTAAAATGGAACCATTTGTAATAATACTAAAAGTTGGTTTTGTTTTCCAACTATCAAATTTCTCTGCAATGGCTTCTGCCAAAGGTTTCAATGTTTTCCAATAAACAAGTGGTTCACCACCCCAAAATTCAACCCATAAACCAACATCCTCATCAAATCGTAAATTTTCCAACTTGGCCATAAAATCATCAATATCTTTTTTGGAAGTTTCAGGTTGGCGTTCAACAAATTTTTGTGAGCAATAATCACAAGAATAATTACAACTTAGACCCATCTGAATTTTGAGATGGTTTATTAATTTAGATTTTTTAAGAGGATGATTCTTGTCGAAAGATTTATATGGTGTTGTTGCGTGGTTGTGTCGTTGTTCTTCAGGAAACTCAAATACATTACCAGCTGAGTCTTTCAACACGTTTGCCATGTTGTCATAGAAAAATGTTTGTTTGTCGCCATCATCGAATCGTGTAGCTTGAATTTCAAAAATCATTGTATTTCCTCTTAAATATTAAGTAATTATTTATCCTAGTAACCTAGTTCTTCACAGGCCACAATCCATTGTTTTACTAGACTGGAACGCACAATATCGTCCGGTGTAAAGTAAATTTCTTGAAAGGATGGCATTTTACGTGCCACTTCTAAGAAACTATGAAATGCGGTTTGGTCTTTGTTACTTTTAATTAAATCTGTTTGTTTAAAATCACCTGAAAATATAATTTTAGACCTGTGTCCAACACGGGTAATAATCGTATTCACTTCTGACCAGTTTAAATTCTGGTTCTCATCTACAATAATGATAGCATCATCAATAGAGATACCACGAATTGCTGTAGTTGAAATGAACCTGCAATGGCCCTGTTCTTTCAACCTGTCCCATGCATCTGGTCTTCCAAATAGTGTACTACAAATTTCTTTGTAAGGCAACTCATAAATCTCTTGTTTTTCATCAAGATTACCTGGTAAATAACCAACGTCACGTAACTGTACCAGTGAACGAACGATTACCACTTGTTTGAATGAATTGGATTTATCCAAAACTTCTTCAAGTGATTTGTATAGTGCCAAAAAAGTTTTGCCTACTCCAGGACTACCGAATAGTCCCATAAAGTAGGCACCGCCTTTATACATTTCAAAAAATAATCTTTGATTCTCCGTTAATGGTTCAAAAGTTTTTAGATGGTCTGGTTTAATCTTCAATGAATTACTTACTGCTGGTTGATGCCTAGTTTTTTGTTCATCATCCTGTAATTGCTCCGCTGCGTATCTGGCTGTTGTTTTTTTTGTAACCATCAATTCCCCTTTGAAATAATGCTGAAACTTTTTTGTCGGAATCGGGTTTCTTTTTCTTCCGATTCTTATTTGAATTCTTTACTTGAGGTTTCTCCTCAATTTTCTTTTTCGGTAGAAATAAGGCAGGTATTTGAGCCATTACCACTCTCTCTGCATCTTGGTTTTATGGCCACCTTTAATCGTATTTCCAGGTACTGTTTCTTTCATGCGATTGATGACATACTTTTCGAATGTGGAGTCGGCCTTGCCAACTCCTGGTGTGTCCATACGCATACCGTCACCAAGACCTGGAATGCCATCGGCCGTGAAATATCGTTCTAAGTGGGGATTGTTTACTTTAAACTCATCATACTCTGCAAGGCGCATCGTATGTTCTTCAATTTCACCAGTATTCTTATTCAAAAATGTATAAATCATGCGGTTTGAAACCAGCTTGGCACTGGTCGTGAGTTAAATTTTCCTTGCCATGAAGCAAGGTGCGTCTTATTATTTATATAGTAATTACGATATGACGCAATTGAATCACCTGCCACTTTTACGTCATCAGGCATGGCCGGTGTTGGTTCGGTGAACGGTGCATAAGCAGGAATATTCATTGGTGGATACATCAATTCTTCTTCAAGGCCATCACGTTCAACTTTGTGAACTTTACCATAACGATAGGTATATTCTTTACACAATTCTGTCAGCAGTTTAGACAGCCAAACATAGTTGGCATAAGATTGTCTACACCATATTGCTGAAGGATGGTTGATATGAGTAGCAGTATAAAGCACAGATTCACGGTTGTCAGGAAGAACATATCGAGTTTGTTTTCGACCAGTTTTAGACAAGCCAACAGATTCAGTACCATCAATAACACGATGAGCAGTAGAAAGTAGTTGAGCATATTCGAGAATCATCTTAATGCAATGTTTATCATTGTGCATTTCTGCACACACTTTAGGGTCATTATGTAGATAAAAAATGTTCATGTTGTCACCAGTGACGGATTACTCCGGCAATAATAAAAAGGTTGGTTATGAGGTATGATAACACAATAACAGTCCGGATGCAAGCGATTTTGTTTGCCTCGGTGTCATTGTTGCCACTTTTTTCACCTAACGCTTTACACCACAGGCGCCACATACGGAATTTTAATCCTAGGAACATCTATCCACATACCATGCGTCTTTATGTTGCCATACTGGTCGTGTGTGTTTCGTTTAACCTGTAATGAAACCTTTGCAATCCTATCACCTTCCATATATTCAACAACCTGAAACTCATAACTCATTGGTTCAGGCATCGTAATAGACGGAGCAACTGCTGTTACAACGGGTAGCGGCGGCGGAACAGCACCATAATAGGTACCGACTGTTAATATGTTACTCATGTTAACATCCTAATCAAACCAATAGAATCAATAGTGGTTAACAAGATGTAGTTGGCCAACATACCAAATGATTTCCGAGTATAAGCAGCCCAAGCATAGATAGCGCAGCCAGTAATCCACACAGGATAAAGAGCCAAGAGGGGAGGATTTGGTACGGTAAGTGCCATTGTAATACTACACCCAATACTAATAACCCAAGCAAAAAGCTCGGCGACAAAGCGAGTGCGATTAGAGCGCCAGTCATCTTTAATCCAGTGTATAGTCGGTGCTAGTATTTGTTCCATAAAATTCCTCATCTGACACTATGTCCAACGTACCGTTAATCGCAAAACCACAACCACGCAGGAACATAGCAAATTCTTCCAGTATTTCATCTAATGATTCACCTTCAAATTGAATATTGATTTTTGTTCCTGGCTGCCTGTCGGTTAATCCAAAATAATTGTAATGTTGGCAGGTCAATTCAAATTTCATTTTTATTCACCAAATTTAGGAATTTCAATATCTTCTGATTTTTTAGTTTTCTTAGCTGGCGCTTCTGCTGGTGCTGTAACTTTAGGGAAACGGCGTGCAATATCTTCAGCACTAACAGTTTGCATAGCAAATTGTTTAAACTGGTCATAACTATCTGTGACACGCATTGCATTTTTAGAATTCATACCTGCGCCATCAATAGTAAACAATGCACAACCACCTGAGGCCAATGGTGCAATTTCAATGATGTGATCCAAGTTAACAATAACTGGACAACCTTTTTCAACAGAATTAACTTCAACAAATAAACTCATAGTGACTCCTTATTTTCTATCACAATCTTCCACACGAATCAAATATACTGTTTTCTCTGCGTGTGGTCTCACAAAGAAACATTCACCTTTGATAGACCAAACCAAGTGATTTTGAATACCATCTTTGAATTCTTTTAGTTCTTGTGCTTCTTGCTTTGCATAAAATGCCATAACAAAAAAGAAACACACCATGAAGGCAATATAACCAATTATATACCAGAAGTTATCTTTTAACCAATTAAACACGTTTTTCATATTTTCCCCATAACTGATAATGCATTATACACGACTACTGCAAAAATGGCAACCACACACATAAAGAATGCCAGTTTGATGGATTCTTCCTGATAGTATTCGACCTCATTTTTAATCATGTCCCGTTGCGCCAGGATCATCGGTGGTGCCTCACGTTCACCACCAAGCATATGGACAGTCTTTTCGGATTCTTTCAACCTACGCAAGGCTGATATGTAATGTACAAAACTCATCATCAGCAGGTCACCGTAAATGGTGGTTGCCAAGGTGCCGGATTCACTTGAGGCACACTAACTGGTACATATGGTGCAGGTCGTGAAGCAAGGTGATGTACTAGTTCCCTCAATGCCTCATTTTCTTTTTGTAATGCATCCAATCTTTCTTTTGCATTTTGCACAGCTTCAGTTAAAACTACCAACTCTTTCATAATTTCATCTTTAGTCATACATTGTTCCTTCCTATACGGCTATAACCTAATTTTGATTTGGTTTCTTTGTCTGTTTTGTAACCTTTATACCACCATCTAGTGTCAAATGTTTCACCAGTTAATTCATAACGAAAATCTGGATCATACACTATACAATTTTGGGCTTCGTGGTCTGGTTTACCATCACGGAAACAGAAAATAACACCACGGCACATACAGTATGATGCACCTTTTTTGGTGAATACATTCCCATTCACGGTTCCAATGTAACGCACAACATTACCTTTGTGCATTTCTCTTACAGCTTCATGGTAATCAATCATGGCAAATCAATCTTATCTTTGAATGCTTGTATTTCATCGTTATCTTCAAAACACAAACAAAACTTAAATTCAAAACAATGTTCGTCTATTGGTAGATAATCAAACTCATTACAAAAATGTTTATACTTGCCTGTAAGTGGTTTACCATAAATTTTTATGGAATCTTCATCAAGTTCAGTCATATCAATCCCACAATGCTTGATAGTATTTACCGAACAAACGCAAACCGTTGTTGATACGCTCTTGATGCTTGTTGCGGTTTTCCCAATCTATCTCATATGTATGATTAGGTCCATGACGCATTTCAGTGAACTTGTTTTCACCTTTAGGCACTTCATTACCTTCTACATCAACAGGCACAAATTTATAATCAGCAACACCAGAACAATATTGTTGTTCCCAATCATTATCTGGTTGTAGTTGTTCGAACGTCCAAATCAATTCATTCATTACCCAATCCCAACGTTTGAAGTGATTGTCGTCTGTGAACCATTCATTTTCTTTTGGTGGTGCTGATGTAGACTTCAATTCATCAGGTACGTCCGCATCATCAACGTTTGGTGCACCATGTTTAGTGGCTTGCAACTGTTTCAACAATGGCAGAATGATTGGTGACAATGTACCATCCATGTTCCATGAATCCCATCTGTCAATCTTGACATAACGAATATGTGGATGAATAAAGTCCATGAACTTCAACCATGCATTTGACAAGGGCATCAGACGGTCAGCCCACTTTTCGATGATTGGTTCATCATAGTCAATCTCACGCCAAAAGAAAATTTTCTCCAAAATTGTATATGGAGAAATCCAGTGATTACGATAATTAGAAATATAAATCTTCATACTTTTAACATTTGTTCCAGTGTGTATGTTTTTTGCATATAAGGTGATACATCATGCAAAACAGAATGTGCTAAGTCACCTGCTCTACGTGGCATCACGTTTACTTTAAAATCACAACCATTCACCTTTTTGAATGTGTTTATAATTTGTTGTACTGTATAACCTTGGCCAGTGCCTAAGTTTTCCAGAAGGAGGTTTGAAGGTCTTTTAATAGCAAATTTAATGGCTTCACATACTTCAAGTACATGAATATAGTCACGCACGGCGGTACCATCAAGTGTATCGTAGTCATTACCATATAAATTAAACTCACCTGTCCCCCTCGCTTTCATTAGATTATACATCAGACCATCTTGGTTTGTTGGTTCATAACCAGCAGAACCAATAACATTGTAGAACCTGAAAATTGTACGACCTTTACCATTCAATGTACAATAGTTTCTCACCATTGCTTCAGTTGCCTTTTTTGATAATGCATAAGGACTTACAGCACCGACAGCGGCACCAGTAGATGCAAAGATGAAATTGTCATAAATCACACGTTCCATCACATTCAATGTTCCACCAACATTTGTTTGATAGTAACACATTGGCCACTTCATAGAATCACCAACATTTACCAATGCAGCCAGGTGTACGACTGTATCATAATGTGTAGTGAGACAATTCATGCTGTTGATATCTTCCTGAACAAAATATGCACCACGTTGAGGTACATATTTTATATCCAATCCAGTCACCTCATACTCGTCACTCAGCATATGAACCAAATGGCGACCAATGTAACCGGAACTGCCGGTGATTAGAACCTTCTTCATTCTTTATAATCTATAGAGTTAATGAAACGCATTTTTTCAGCAATGTCCCATGATTTCAAATAAGAATTGTCTTTATCAAACAATTCCAAATAATCTTTGGCTGACAATTCACGGGTAGAAACAATTACTTCATCCATGTGGTGTTGTGAGAATTCATGGAAATCTTCTTTACCAACTTCCATAACAAATTCATCTTCTGCATGAGAAGCTTCATGAGCTTCAATCACATAACGCATACGAAACATTGATACAGTTTCAACCAGATACAGTTTCTTTTCCATCTTCTTGCACTCCAAAAGTTTCATTAATTTCATACAAACACACATTGGCCAACTCAACGGCTGGCCATTTGTGTTCACTGGCATATTTTCTATTCTGAGCAATGATATTCATACATTTTTCAGCAACCAATTTGGTTAGTTTTTCCACATCACCAACAGCCATCCATTTACCACTCACATCGGTGGGTATTGCTGCAAGTATCGTTTGTTCGTTCATTGTCGTTCTCTGAATAGTGGCATATTGTCAGTCATGTGCCTAACATACACCAGGTCGGGAAAAGAATCAAGCGTTCCTTTATGGCTTTTAATTTGAATTTTATGTTCAACCAAATCTTGGGCAACAGTCTCAATCCCATAGAAAAACATTTCTGTGGCGCCTTGTTCTAACTGTTTAGCAAAGTGTTCTTTCATTCTTCGACTCCAAATATTTCCTAATATCAATCAACAAATCTCTTACCTTGTTGTGTTCCATCAATTCTGGATTGAATAAACCACCCATAAACAAGTATTCGGTGATTCGGTCAGATAATTTTTTTGCTTGTTCGTTCATTTGTCTAAAAAGCTATAGTTGTTGACAGTACGGTATTGTTTCTTATTACAGATAAGACAGAATCGTTGTTGGCGTTCATCACCACCATATCCTCTACAATCTTCGGTACTAGACCATTTACCGTAGAAGTGCATAAACGGTATGATGTGTAAAATCTTCAATAGTATGTTCATATCATACCTCCACAAATTTCAATTTGAATCTATCTGCACGGTCTTCGTATGCATCATAACCACGTGGGTTGCAAACGATTCGTGTTGAACCAATCATGTAGTCAAAATCTTCATGTGTATGACCATGAGTCCACAATTTAATTTGTGGATGATCCATGATGAATTCATCTAATGCAGTACTGTAACCACCATTCATAATTTGCTCATCTTTATAACGAGGATGTGTAGATAATTTGCTAGGTGCATGGTGACCCACAACAACAAACTTCTGGTCAAACTTACCTTCAATCATCAGGCGAACGTACTCCATCATTTTCTTGTGGTCTTCAACCGCATCTTCTGGTGTGAAACGACCTTTGCGTTCATGCGAATTTCTATCTTCATCACGCCAGTATGTCACACGAGCACCGTTTTCAACGCAACGAAAATCATTCATCATGCCTTTCATGTGCAGCAGTGTGATTGGATCCTCATTGTTCATATCAGTCCACAATGTACCACCGATGAATGTTATATCATCAACAATAAATGTTTCTTTATCTAAGATGTGAAGATTGTCCAAATAAGAAAGCCTATCACGGAGAATTGTAAGAGTGTTAACGTAATCACCGTGATAATGTTCATGGTTCCCCATAACATAAAGGACGTGCGGAAATCTATCAGAGCATTCCTGAAAGAATTGGTGCCATGCTTCAGAACGGCCAAAACGGTCGAGAATGTCATTATTGTCCTTTTTCATCAAATCTTTGGCCACACAAATATCACCAGAGAGAATAAGAACATCAGCGTTCTCGGTATTCTCTAGTGAAATTGTACCAAATTCTAGGTGTAGGTCTGAGCAGATTGCGATTTTCATAGTAGTATTATAACAGAAACCGGTATATATGTCAAGTGATTGTGTTGTTTATTTGCGTCACACGTAGGATTCTTACCTGGTCATCAGGTACGATAAACATTCTTGCTCTGAAATGTGTGCGACCAAGGAAACGTTCTTCCGATTTTGTAAATTCCACACACCTAGTTCTCGCTATTTCATCCAATAATCTTACCATTAATTGTTGTTTAATATCCGACTGAAAGGTTTGTGGATCAATTTTCAAAAATTCAAGGTCACTCATAGTTATTTGTGTCGTGAGCATATTGCCCTTGATGACATAATCATATGAATCAAAAACAGTCGGCACATTCCATGGATCAGTTATGGCCATGTGTAACCTCGTTGTTCAAACTTGGATTGTCTCCATGCTGTCAGTGATTTCATATTATTGATTTTCAATTTCTTATTGAAACACAAATCATATTGTTCTCTTGAAATAAACAACTGGTCGTGACCAAAATGATAATATGGTTTACAATGCACAAAATCAAATGTTTCTCTTATTTGTTCTGGTGTACCAATATGTTTGGTGATAAACTGGATATCATTCTTCAATGTGATTGCATTTTCGGTGATGCATAGATTATCACTTGATGTGACCTGCCTGTACTTTTCATCAATTACAGCAATTTCATCTGGATGTATGTCAATAAAGATTTTTTTAACAACATCTTGTGACAAAACATTTTGGAAATATACGTCCCAATCTTTCGGTGTGCCGCCTTGGATTAAGGACGCAATTGCACCACCAGACAAAAACATATCATCATAATGTGTGGCAGGAATTAATTTCTTCAAATAAGATATCTTCGAACGAATAGAGGCTTTTGCTGAAAATATTATAGACGTTTCATGGTCAGTGAACTCTGCCATCTGGTGCACCTTTCAGTTTATTTTCCATGTGAGGTAATATTTGCAACAAAATATCTTCCATGTTTGAAATTTGTGCCAGTGATACCATTCTGCCCATAATCACAGCAGCCAATGCAGGATAATTTACATCATAGTTCATCACAACCTTATAGAGAAAATCATCAAAATCTCCATTAAGTGTGGCAAAATCTTCATCAGTCATCATTTTTTATCCTGTGGTTGTTCCATCTTCGGTTCTTCATATGAGATTGGTTGTTCAAATCTCGGCATTGCACCACTAAATGCACCACTAATTGCTTTACGTAAAGCATACAATGGAAAAAACACGACAGCCAAACCAAGTGTAATACCAATACCAATTGCAACAAAAGCTTTTACATAGAAAATATAGGTCACTTCAAGCATCAGATTCCAAAATCCTGCTGTGCCAAAATTCTCAGTAGGGTCACCTTCATTAAAGGTGCGAATGTGTTTGACAAACTGTTTATTCAAAACTTCTGTTTGTGTAATAAGAATATCAACCAAACCACGGTACAAACTAATCATCATTTTCTATTCCTTATCTTAGTGTATAGTGTGCAACGACAGCATTAGGTTTCTTTAATGCTTCAGCACGGCGTTGTTTATATTTCACGTTCTCAACATCCAACAGTTTGACTTCACTGTTTTCACGTTTATTCCAAATTGCTTCACATTCAGCTTTGGTGTAATCTGTGAGTTGTAGACAATCTTCCATAAAGAATTTGCTATCATCTTCGGGCTTAGTCATCAATTCTTCTTTGTTGGCAGGTCGAGCATCCACACCTTCTTGAATTTTGTTTTCATTCAAGTCAATATGCACAGGATTCTCAGGAACAACCACCTTCTCAATGATAATTTGTTCTTGTTCAACCTTAGGCACCACTGGTGTTTTTGGTTTGTGGTTGGCCAATACAACAAGAGCAACCAGAGCCAAAGAACCAATCATAATCTGTTTCCACCACAAAAAGAAAACAAGACCAAGAACGAATACACCAATGCCACCCAACACAACCATTTCTAGTGTGTGTTGAGAAAGACCAGAATCATTGACGATTTCGGAATACATTTAAATCACCTTATTGACGATAAGCCACTTCACAAGAAACAGAAACTGGATACATGATTGTACCATGATCCGTTTTCTGCGGCAGTGTTTGAATCACTGGTCGCATTTTTGCGTTAATACAATCTTTGGACGCTTGAATTACCTCAGAGCGTTCAATCACTTTTGCTTTTTCGAAACCATCCAACTTAGGAGTTGAACAAGCAGAAATCACCAAAAAAAGAATAGTAAACATACCATATCTCAAAGTTTTGTTAAACATTTTTAATCCTATCAATTAGTTGTGATGCTTCACTAAAATTGGAAATATCATCGGTGAATTCCATTTCTTGAACCATCAGTTCAGCTTTTGCCATACGGATTAATTCTAACGCATAGGCAATATCATCGTTGTCGGCTTGATCCAGCCATTCATCAAAACTTTCATTTGTGGTGTTCATAATAAACTCCAGGTTATCTCGGTCCCACTCATTCATTGAAGTTCGCCTTAATACCATTGTCTTTGAACAAGATACCAAAAAGACCAGTTATACCCATTGCTGTAATGAAACCAATTTCATTGATGCCATTAACAGCAGGCATGAGGAAAGCATTCCAACACAACATAACCAAAAATGAATTCAAACAAAGAATGAATACAACAAGTGCCACTTGCATAAAAAATTTAGACCAATTCATGGCTAATCCTTTTTTTAAACTTCAGCAGATTCGGTTGTTGGTTGTGCAACAGGTGCTGGTGTTGCAGTTTTGGTGCCGACATAACGGCCATTTGCATCAAACTCGGTATGATTAACCAGTTGATATGCCTTAACAGCACGGCCTTCTTTATGCACTTTAATGATGCCGCCATCCTTACGGATGTTATAGATGTTTGTGGACAAGCGATAGAGTACCGCTTCTTGGTCTGTGCCTTTGAAACAGGCCTTAATCTCATCGGGAGATACAGGTTTACCTGACAGCAAAGTAACAGTGATTTTTTCGTGGCGATTTTGTTTGCCTGTGCGAACGGTGTTTGACATTTTAAGTCCTTTCAAAATACATGATAAAATTACCAACAATTTGATTATAACACATGGATGGCCTGTTGGCAACCATCCAGTGTTGTTTTTTTACATCAGAATGGGATTTCTTCCGCATCATGTGATGTAGGTTTAACCTGTGCAGGTGCATCCACTTTAGCATCCACTTTGGAATACAAATCCAGGAATGCCATCTTGGTGTCTGCATCGAACCGTGACACACACAGCTCAATTGCTTTCATACGGTCACCAAAGATTTTAAATGCTTTGGCAATGTGTACCAAACGGCGTGTAGAGATAATTTCATCAACAGCACCTTGGTCAAATGATTGTCGAACAATATCAGCCCATTGTGTCAACTTCTCAACAAAATCCTTATCAGCAATCAACGGATCAAGGATTTTCTTCTCAGTCTTAACATCAGGATATTCCTGTTCAACTGTAATAGGGAAACGTTCTAGGAATGCATCATCTAGAATCTGTGAGAGATAACGGCCTTCTTCACTGCCACGACCTTTGGTGTTTGCAGTAGCAATCACGTTGAAACCATTTTGTGGATAAACCATTTCACCGTTTTTCTTGTTATAGTATGGTTTACCTTCTAGAATACCTTGCAAACACATCAACTTATTAGAACCACGGTCAACTTCGTCAATCAATAGAATGGCACCACGCTTCATGGCCGTAATAACAGGACCATCACGATTAACCACATTACCATCAACAAGAGTAGGACCACCAAGTAAATCACTTTCATCGGTTTCGATGGAAATATTAACTCGAATACACTCTCTAGTAAGTTCGGCACATACCTGCTCAACCATGAGTGTTTTACCATTGCCAGATAGACCTGTGATAAACACAGGATAAAACATACTAGACTTAATAATATTGCGTAAATCTTTATAAAATCCAAAGGGAACATAATCGGGGTGCTTTACAGGAATTGATACATCAGATTCATCAACCAGTTTAGGTTGTTTGAATTCTAGTACTTGTGCCAATGATACTTCAAGTTCTGGTTCAGGTTGTTTCATTTGTTTTTTGGTACCAATATCAGGCAATTTATAACGACCACGGTCAACACGATATTCCGATTTAGTTACAAACCAGTGTGGAAACGAAAGGTCGTTTTCTTCAATAACGTGTTGAATACCATCACGTGTCAGAATTGAACCAGTGCCGAATAAATCTTCGGCTGCTTTAACAAAAGCAGTTTGATTGCGGTTTAAACTCATTTTTTCTCCAGTTATGATGCCCACATGTTGGTATTATACACGATAAGCAACTCAATGGCAAGTACTACTAAAGTAATCATTCTCCGTCCCATTTCTCGGTTTGTTGAAAGGATTTTTCCTGGATTGTGCGGCTATTCTTAAATATATGCCTAGGATTACCACACAATGCACAATCAGGATTACCACAGTCCATGGCATGGTGTTTGGCAAACTTGTGAGGTTCTTTAATATCCAATCCATGTGCCTTGGCAATCTTCATTTGTTTTTTGATAGCGTTTTCATCTTTCAGTAAACGCTTGGAGTGTTTGATTTTATCTTCTTCTGTACTCATTTTGGCATCATCAATGCGTTAAAGTTTGATGGCACCACGATAGTCTGCACTTGACCATTCTTGATACCTTCCGAGATGTTCAACATGGCCTGTGCTTGCATGAAGGCAATAGAACTACCTGAATTATTGGCCAATGCAGCCATACGGCGTGATTCAGCCTCAGCAGTTTTAACTTCAACTTCTTTTTGTTTCAATTCATTCTTAGCACGAACCAATGCGTTAGCACTTTCAACAACAGAATCAGCAGGAACAACACTACGAACCATCACTTGACTGATAATGATACTACCGTCTAGTTTTTCTTCTGCAAGATTTCGCATGATTTCTTCTTTAATCAAGTTCTCCATCTCGGTGCGATTGTCTGCCATGTCCAATGCTTCATACTTACGTGCAGCCTTGTAGATAGCATTTCGAGCATTTTGCACCACATAATTGTACATCACATAAGTGTCGCCACGATTCTCTGCGTGAAAGGCTTTGTTCTTGGTTGCATACAATTCTGATACCGTTGATGGATTGATATTGTAAACAACCACAGCATCCAAATCTTTCATTGTTGAATTATCTTTAGCAACTGGTGTCATATTTTCCAATACAACGTTCACATCCTTAGTTGGGAATGTAAGTACATCACCGATGATAGTTTGATGAAATCCTGTACCAGGCAAAAGTTCACCTGGTTGCACTTGTTTGTATCCATCAACACGCACACCTACCTCGCCAGTTTCAATACGTGTACAACCTGTAACAAGAACAGCAGCAGCGAGAATAGACAGAGTAAAAATACGTTTCATTTTGTTTCCTTAAAATAACACAACAATCAACATCAACAGCACGATTGCTGAAAATGCACACAACAAACTATATCCAACCAATTTGGCCAAGGCCCATTTGTCCTTTCCAGACAAATCTCTGTAGCCTTGGATACCAAAATAGAAAATGGCAAATACAATCAAAAAAGCAACTACGATTTTAGCCATTATTCACCTCAGAACGCATCAAAGTTGAAATACTTTGTTGTTTCTTTCATCAAAATCATGGTAGTACCTTCTCTTTCAAAGATAAACTGGCCAGTCTTGTTGTTGAATTTCACCAAGTCATCATTACTGAACTCACGTTCGTTCCAACCTGATTCTTCACCATTCTCATCTTCATTAGAATCAAGAGTAACAGCCAAAAGTTGATTTTTTGGTTGTTCTGGTTCCACCTTCTTCAAAGACTTAAACCAGTAACTGATACAAATATCTTTTGATGACAATGGTGTACCTGTCCATTGTGTTGGACTCACACGGTCTGCCTTACGGTCACCACGATAAACTTCAATAGAATATGTGGCACCAGAATCAAACTCAGCCTTCACGTTAAGAATACGCATTGCATCTTGTGGTGATTCATTGTAACGATTCATTTCTTCAATCATTGCCTTCAACATATCAAAGTTAAATGCAGCAAATACAGAAGCAATGTTTACAATTCTATCTGTGTGTGATTTATCATTCAAGTTATCGGCACAGTATTCACGAATGAATGCCTCATCCAAACCTTTGAAGTTGACCATGTAAAAGATACGACCTGGTCGGTTACGCATATGCGAATCAACACGCCATTTATCATTACTGGTTAACAGAAACAATTTCTTGGTTGAATAGATGCCATCAAGCAATGTCAACAATGCTTCTTGTTCTTCGCTGTTATACACCTTTTCAAACTCATCAAACATCACAATACATGGTTGTTGGATGGATTGAATCAATGTATTGAATTTATCACCATGCCACGCAGCATTGATAACAATAGTAGGCACACCTTGCTTGGCCATTTCAATACAAATGTTTTTGCTAAGCAAGGTCTTACCTGAACCTTTTTCACCCACAAGCATTACACCTGTAGATTTCTCACGACTCCAAAAACTGTTAATGATACGATTGGTGTTGTTAATCGTATCACCGTACATCTTGGTAGGCACATCGAAATTCTCAATCTGTTCGATAAAGAAATTTTCGAATGGATCCTGCTTGACAACATAGTTGCCAGCAGGCAGTACCTCATGGAGGTCCATTGATTCCCTAGTGGCAATACGGAATGTATTGCCTGACTTCATGTAATAACTCATTACAAAACTTTCAATTAAATTGCAGAATTAGCATTCTCTTGCACTGGTGCAGTAAATTCTTTTTCATCATCAGGTGCCACGCCGACTTCACCAATCACTTCATAACGGCAGGCACGGCCTTTCGCATTGTTGTAATCGGATGGGATGGATACAACGTCACGTGGATTGATTTTAACAATCACGGTACGTTCACCACCAAAGTGTGACAAATAGGACTCAGAGCAGAAATGCAAACCAGCAGAGCAAGTTTGGTTCTTGTCATCATTAACTTGGTTGCGTTCCATCTCCACAATCTTACCAACAGAATTGTCCATTGTACCTGTGTGGCAGTCGGTGTAATTTTCACGGATTTTCTTGTAAGCCAAGAAATGACCATCACCTGTAATTGGCAAACGATTCTTTTCCAAGAAACCGTACAACTCATTCACAGCACGGTATGAAGGGTTTTGCATCATGTTTTCCATGAAGTTAACCAATGGTTCAACAGGGAAACCTGTTTGCAACATTTCAATCATACGATTAACAATGGCACCATGCATCTCTGTGCCCTTCCAAAACAATTTCTCGCCTTGGACTTCAATATTGCCTGCACCATAATTCAACACAACCTTTTTAGGATTGATTGTATCACGCACAGCTTCCCAATCATTGGCCTTGATGGCATCAACTACCTTTTGATAGGTAATATGGGTTTTAGAAATTGTATGTGGTGTGTTATCAATAACAACCACGACATTGGAACCTTGAATCAAATACGGAAACATTTTAGACACCTTTCACTGTATCAACTAAATTAATATACTCACACACATCTTCCTCACTTGCATACGAACCGAATTTTTCAAGCAGAGGATAACGCTTCGAAAAATCACGTAACTTGGCTTTGTATTGTTCTGTCAACACATCAACATTCATGCCGTTGTCAATTTTCATTTGACGCATCAATGATTGCAACCAATGGATGCCAGCCATCTTTGGTAGACCAACAAAGCCATCTAAGAATACCTTTGCAGGACTTTTTGCGTCAACACCATCAACCACTTTTTGGTAATTATAGTTGAAAATCTCATGCTTGTCAAGCCGTTCCATCACGGATGCCATACAAATTTTGGTATTTAAACCATTAAGAGTGGCCAAAACGTGTTCTTCAAGGTTAATCCAGTTTGGCATCTTTTTGATAGTTTCAATATCACCTTTACGGACGCCATGCACATCAACCTTCAACTCATCAATTCCAGTCCTGTTCAACAACTGTTTGAATTGGTCAACATTGTGAACCATTTTGGTAAACTGTGGAACAAAACCTAACAATGGAATATAATAAAACTTTTTAGTCTTATCAAACTTGTCCAATGTATCAGCAGCACGCCACACAAAATCTTGTGATGATGAACGATTGGATGAACCACCACGGCGTTCAAGTTGGAGAATATTCACATTCTTACCAAAACCATTGCCGACACCAGCCTTACGTGGTTTCTCATCCAACTGTGACACAAGCATACGATGTTCAGCAGGTGGGTTGTGCAGCATTGTATAAAATGCTACCAAGTCCATTGGTTTGTCTTTGTGAATTTTATTCAAAACAAACACAGATTCACGGTAATTCTTTTTCTCCTTGTTACGGAAATGATACTTAGACCGTTCAATTGCACCTTTGTTTGTATCATTCACAACAAAGAACACATCATTGCTTACTTCAACATTGTAATACTCAATACGCTTTTGGTCTGCATCATAACGAACATTTGGAATACGGTCTTTGCACCGCATATTACCACGCTCAACTTCAAACTTACTCATTTGAATATTCATGGCGTACATATCAGCCACAACTGGTTTGATATCAAACGAATTATCCCAGCTATTTGTCATATCAAACAAGGGAAAATTGGTGTTGGTTACATATTCAAGCACCGCACCTTGCCACAAATCACTGCGTTTCTTGTTATACAAGAATTGTGAACGTTTCCATTCATCTTGAATTGCATCAGCTTCAGTAGCAAGAACCGTAGTCAATGCAGCGTTAACTGTAACCAATTTTTTGCGAATAGAATCAATGGTCAATGGAATGTAGGACAAACCTTCACGACTTGCTTGGAAGTCCAACTCACCAATTCCAAACTCCATAACAAGGCCACATTTCAACAATTTGTGTAGACCTTCAAGTGATTGTTCTGCTTGTGGTACCTCAATTGGATATGCAATGTTACCCATCACAGCAATGGATGAATTACGATTATATCTATCATGTTTGAGTGAATGAACACCAGGAATAATATTCTGTGTTTCATATTCAACACGTTCAATGGCGATTGTGTTACCTGTGATTGTAGGCAATACAGGGAACCAGCGATACACGCTACGTGCTTCATCAGAGAATTTGATAAAGTCGTACCTGTCATTGACGGAGAATTTTACCTCAACGCCATTAGGTTCTGTTACCTGTTCTTCATTCATCAATGCAATAGAAGGCACACCAACGTCATTAATGAAGGCAGAATAAATGCCTTTGCGGCCATTTTGAATGGCGGTGACGGTGAAATTATCAGTGTAGGAGAATGGAGATTTTGAACCAAGACCAAGAGCACCGATAAACTCATTAGATTCGGTTTTGGTTGATTCAAAATATGTGGTATAAATCTTGGTCACTTGGTCATGTGACAAACCAGTGCCAAAATCACGAATGGAAAACCACGGTTCTAGCGTGGTTGGCAGGTGCACCTCGAAAGGTTGTGTGGTGCCTGCTGCGGTGTGACTGTCAATGGCATTACATGACAGCTCACGAATTATCGCCTTAATCTTATTGGCGTACAAACCGCTGGAAAGAATGTTAAATGCTTTTGCTGAATTACGGATGCGGAATTCACCGATTTCACCAACATTGGAAAGAATCGCCTCTGCTTGAGGTGCGTTATTGAGAATCATTACAAAACCTTTTTCAATCAATCAATACAAGTATTCTATCACAGGTGCCAGTAAATGGCAACAAAAATTGGCATCGGTTGCACAAATACAACAGTAGTACTTTAGTAGTAATGTGGAATTCCACGCTCAATTTCCACCCATGTCAGGTCATGGGTATAGACTTCCTTCAACCAATATCGTTCCAACCACATCCTGTACCGTCCAACCTGTGTTGGCAACCATGCAAACGGGAATCGTTCCCTTGTGTCACCAATTTTTGGTTCAGGCTTTGGGTTTAACCATTTCATCCATTATCTCCTGAGTCATTGTCCAAAATGCGTAAGAATCATTCACACCAAAATCTCCCTCCATCTTGGCGTGGTCTTCACAATATGGATGCTCTCCTGCAAATTGTGTGTGGCGTATCCATACGGCAGGTTCATCACACATTACACATTTTTCTGTCATAATTTTTCCAAATCGTGTTTCAAACGGCGATGGAATGAATCTTCACCATCATCACCAGATACCAACCAATCAATACGCTGAGCATAAACATGGGCTTGGCGTAATATGGCCAATGCCGTTTTAAATTCTTCAATAGTTTCATTGCTGAAGTGTGAACCTTTGCGGTAACCATATTCATCCAATTCCTCAGAATCATTGTCGATAATCAACTGTTCAACTTCATCAGCAATGTTACCGATTTCCCATTGCTTGTATTGAAAATGTCCACCACTCATTTGATGCCGTGGAAAATTTCAAAGTCCAACACCATTTGTTTCAATCGTGTATATTCACGAGCAGTAACTTCTTCTTGCACCAATGCAGCACCATGTTTGTGAATTCGTTCCATTGCCTCAGCACGGATTGACTGTTCATGCCGGTTGTAAGCATTACCCTTCAAATAAGTAACCACTGCAAAATCATTTAACATTTGTTCGATATTCATCATTTTCTCCTATTAATTTCCACCACCACCAAAACAGTGTTCACCCAAATAATTGTAAACACTTTGCCGACCTGCCTCACCAGAATTGAATACATCAATGGGATGCCTCAAACCAAAATAATGATTAGGCCCATCCCACCACTTATCAACCAATTCCTGTCTACCAAGTAAACCCATCAACATGGCATTGCACTCAGTTTTTATTTCATTATATTTTATTTGATTGTCAATTTCTCTTTTACGCCACATATTAACTCCATGTACGGTGTTTTTCTGCTACCCACTCCATGCCATCATATTCTTCAATCTCAAATTCAACATCATCGGGAATATTCACGATTTGCAAATTTGCAAATTCACCAAAAGATGCCTCACCCATTTCCTCTATGACTGCCAATAAATCTTTATCGGTGCGGTCACCATAGAATTTATAATCAGACAAATAATAATCATTATCATCTAAATGGCCGGCATGATAGTAAGCATCATATGAATATGAATCTTTCTTTTTCTCCCATGCAATACCTTTACGGTCAAGCAACTTTTCAAAGGCAACATCAGATAAACCGAAACCACCATAACATCTATTAATTACAACTTTCATTCTTCAACCTCACATAAAATATTCCATTTCTTGCATCATCGCTTCTTTACGCTTGCGGCGCCATTCTTCAATCACTGGCATCATTTTAGATTTTGGTACCACATCAGCAACAAACTTGTCCCGCATGGTTTGATATGTTACAATATTCTTATGTTCTTCAAGTGTGACTGTTTTTGTTTCAGTCAAATCAAACGTATAATGGTTTTCACCGGTTGATACGGTTTTATCACAAATGATGACATGAGTATCAGTCACTGCTAGAACAATATGGTATGGACTAAACATTTCATGCCAAAAGTCTCCAACCTGTGGTTTGTCCACGTGTTTTTTATTTTGTTTTTGTCGTTCTTCGTAGGTCATTGTTCAACTCCAAAATATTCCTCAATATCATACATTGCTGTGGACATTGCTTCATCCACATTCCATTCTTCCTCAATGGCCTGGTCTCTGGTATCTGATACAATGTCCCTACACCTTTTGACAATCAACATGGCAAACTTTTCATCGTATCGTTGGTCAAAATCCTTGTCACCACGTTTACCACCATACAAGGCAGTTTCACGAAAAGTCTGTTCAGCAAGTTGTTTAATTCGTTCGTTCATTCTTTAACTCCGAAATGTTTTACTAATCGCATCAGCACAATAATGTCCATCCATACCTTTGTCGCCTAGTTCTTCACATATGTTTAGGCATTCGTTAACAATCAACTCGGCGAACTTTTTAGCATCCATGTTTTTTGTATCAAGAACATCGTCTGATGCCCATTCCCAGACATTGACTGCACCAGCCTGTTCAGCAAGTTGTTTAATTCGTTCGTTCATTGTTTACCTCATCAACCGCAAATTGCATACTCAGCCAAGTCAGCCCAATTTTTACCTGCACTCTGGCGGATTTTAGTTACCTGAATCAGTGTACGGAGTGACAACTCTTTAACTGTATCTTGGTGCTTCTCAATCAAATCCATGGCATCGGACTTAACAGTCTTGTCAAACTCAGGCATAAACTCACCAGTAGACAACAGGTGGCGCATACGCTCAACCTTTTGCTTTGTGGTCATGGACAAATCAACTGCCAATG